CTTTTCAAAAATTTCATGTCAAAATTGTAAATATTATAAATAAATATAAATTAAATCCTATAGGAGTAAAACAAAATGAGCAAAGACTTAGAGAACCAAGAAGTTGTTTCAGATGACGTAGTAACAGATATTGAAATCGAACTTGATGAATCAATCGTAACCGACGAAGAGTTGGAAGCGGAAACTGACACAGATTCAGAAATCGAATCTGTTGAAGAGGAAACTCTCGAAGAAGATACTGATGTTGATCTGGATCTTGACGATGAGCAAGAAATTGAAGATGATGAAGACGACCACATCGAAGAAGAAACTAAAGTACAAAAAATGTCAGCTCAGTATAGAGTCGAGGCAGAAGATATCAACGTACAAGAACATGTTGATGCAATGTTGCAAGGTCAAGAACTCACAGAAGAGTTCCAAAACCAAGTTTCAACTATTTTCGAAGCTGCGGTAGTCGAAAAAGTTAATGAGAAATTAGAAGAAATTTATGTTGACTATGAAGAAGAACTTCAGGAAAACGTGACTGACATTCGTCAAGAATTGTCGGAAAAAGTTGATGAATATCTTTCTTATGTTGCAAAAGAATTCGTAAAAGAAAATCAAATTGCAATTGAAAGTGGACTTAAAGTGGAAATCATGGAATCGTTTATGTCTGGACTGAAAGAAGTTTTCGAAGAAAACTATATCGACGTACCAGAAGAAAAGGTAAATCTTTACGGTGAAGCCTTAGCGGATTTGGAAGAAAAAGAAGCAAAATTGAACGAACAGTTTGAAACGAATATCCAACTGTCAAACATTATTGAAGAGTTGGAAAGAGAAATCATCTTGAAAGATGTGACCGAAGAACTTACAATTTCACAAACCGAAAAAGTACGTTCTTTGAGTGAAGGCCTTGAATATACCAATCAGGAAGATATGATGAATAAGATTACATTGATCAAAGATAATTATTTTCCATCAGAATCTATCGTCGAAAGTGTTGTACTCTCAGAAGAGGCAAATGAAACAGCGGTAGAGGATTCACCAGTGGTTCAAGAAGAAAATAAAACCAAATCTATTATGGATGTTTACGCACAAGCGTTAAGCAAGCCGAAAGATTAAATTTTTATAAATAAACAAGATAGTCAAAAAATTAAAATCTACTAAGGAGAAAAAAATGCACGACTTTAATCAAAATAACATTCAAATGTTGAAAGAGAAGTGGAAGCCAGTTCTTGACCACCCTGATCAAGTCGCAATCACGGATTCATATAGAAAAGGCGTAACTGCCATTCTTCTAGAAAACACAGAGAATGCAACCAGACAAGAAGCACAGCTTGGAAACAGTAATGTAACTATGCAGTCTTTGAACGAAGGCCCAGCAAACATAGCGCCAACAGCGCCTGATGGTGGTGCCCTTAAATATTCCGACCCCGTAATCATTTCTATGATTCGTCGTTCTATGCCAAATCTTATGGCATACGATCTTGTCGGCGTACAGCCAATGACAGGCCCAACTGGTCTTATCTTCGCAATGAAATCGCGTTATAACGGACAAGCAGATGTAGCTGGTAATCCAGAAGCACTGTTTAACGAAGCAGATACAGCGTTTTCTGGTGATGATGCTGTAGCACATGCAGGAACAGATCCATTTGCAGGCGCAGCTATTGCTTCTGGCGCATTGGATGAGACAGGTTCAACATATGCAACTGGTGGCCCAGGCTCGACAGCCGAAGCCGAAAAGTTGGGTGACGGTTCTGCAATGACTTCTGATGGTCACTTCAACCAAATGGCATTCAGCATTGATCGCGTATCAGTCGTTGCGAAAACTCGCGCACTGAAAGCAGAATACACAATGGAACTTTCACAAGACTTGAAAGCAGTCCACGGTCTCGACGCAGAGGCAGAATTGTCAACAATTCTTTCGACTGAAATTACTGCTGAAATCAACCGCGAAGTTCTGCGTACACTGTATGCACAAGCGAAACTTGGCGCACAATCACAAATGACCAACAAAGGTATTTTTGATGTTGCAGCTGATGCAGACGGCCGTTGGAGTGTTGAAAACTTCAAAGGACTTATGTTCCATGTAGAACGTGAAGCAAACATTATTGCAAAAGAAACCCGCCGTGGAAAAGCAAACACTATTGTTTGTTCTTCTGATGTCGCTTCTGCACTTGCAATGGCTGGACTTCTGGACTACAACCCACAAATGGATACTGCATTGCAAGTAGACGACACAGGCCAGACTTTCGCCGGTGTACTCAACAAACGCATGAAAGTATATATCGACCCATATTTCTCGCCCGCAGGTGCTGGACAATATGACTTCGCAATGGTCGGTTATAGAGGAAATTCCCCATATGATGCGGGTTACTTCTACTGCCCATACGTTCCAATGCAAATGGTTCGCGCCGTTGGTGAGAATACTTTCCAACCAAAAATCGGTTTCAAAACCCGCTACGGCATGGTTGCAAACCCATTCGCTGGTGGTGCTCGTGCCAACCAGTATTATCGTATCTTTAGAGTTGACAACATTAACTCTGCCGAATAAGAACAATAATAATAAAAAGCAGAATGTGGGGGGATTTTATATCCCCCCTTTTTTTATGACTAAATAGTAGTAACAAAGGGGAGTTGTTTTAGTGGATTTAAATACCGATAATGTTAATTTGTTGAATACACAGACATTCAACTTTTCAATAAACATGTGTCCGAAACTCACTGAATATGTGCAATCGGTTTCAATTCCTGGCGTTACTCTTGGTGAGGCCGGTGCTGAAACTCCATTTGTTCGTATTCCAGAGCCAGGCGATAAACTTACATATTCTGTACTAGGAGTTTCTTTTTTAGTAGACGAAGAATTGAAAAATTGGTTAGAGATTTTTGATTGGATGACAAGTCTTGGATTTCCAGACAATTTTCAACAATATGGTAATATTCCGGCAGCAAAACGATTGAGTGGGGGGCAGGCGCGCAGCGATATGATTTTGATTATATACAATAATCAATCAACACCGATACTAAAAGTGACATTTAAAGACGCATTTCCTATTGCTGTTGGAGACATCCCATTAACTGCAAGCGATACGACTTCGGAAGCGCCTGTGGCGACCGCAGATTTTATGTATAGAACATATACGATAGAATCATACACCTCTTAATATTATAACTATTTGAAAGAACATTATGGAAGAAAAATATTCGGTAAAATTATCCGAAATGCTCCAAGAGGCCGAGCAGGATATAAAAATAGATTTTTTAAAATTGCAGGACGAGTTAGTACACAATCAAAATTTGATTGGTAAATGGATGACTCATCAACAGATATATCAAACAAAATATCAATTTTTAGAGTTGGGATATAAACAACTACTAGCATCTAAAACAAAATACTATACTGGAAAAATGTCTGAAGATGAAATTCTATCAAAGGGTTGGGAGATAGAAGGGACAAAGATACTAAAGGCAGATTTGAATATTTGGGTTGATGATGACGATGAAATGATAAAATCCAAAAAGCAGTTACTTCTCCTTAAACAAATAATAACACTTATCGACAAAACTTTGGATATATTGATCGATCAAAAAAAATGGACAGTCAAAAATTATATTGATTGGAAAAAATGGCTCGAAGGTAACTAATGAGTAAATTTTACATAAGTAAATTAAACGAAGTATATGCCCAGATAGACTCACCCGAAATGTACATGTTGAAAGAATTAGTGGACTATTTCACATTCAAGGTGCCTGGCGCTGAGTTTATGCCCACATTTAAAAATAAAATATGGGATGGTAAAATACGTTTATTTAATCCACTCAACTGCAAATTGTATATGGGGTTGATACCGCAAGTCAAACATTTTTGCGAAAAAAACAACTATGAGATTGTATATGAAGAAGATGTAAGGGATAAAGGATTTACACCGGACGATTTGAGGGCACTGGCCAAACACATAAATCCCCATAGTCAGGGAAATAAAATTGAATATAGAGATTATCAACTTGATGCGATATATCATGCAATCAAAACAAATCGCACACTTTTGATATCACCTACCGCATCTGGAAAATCTTTGATGATCTATACTTTGATAAGGTTTTACAATATGCACCCCGAAGTAAAAGGTAAAAAGATTTTAATTATCGTCCCAACCGTATCATTAGTTCAACAGATGTACGGTGACTTTAAGGATTATGGCTGGGATGTGGAAAAATATTGTCATAAAATCTCGGCTGGGATAGATAAACACACAGACAAAAAAGTTATAATATCCACTTGGCAATCCATATATAAAATGCCGAGAGATTATTGGGATCAGTTTGGAGTAGTCATAGGCGATGAATGTCACCTGTTCAAGGCCAATAGTCTCAATAAAATTATGGACAAATTAACAACCTGTAGGTTTCGATTCGGAACTACCGGAACTCTCGATGGGACAAAAACTCATAAACTTGTTTTGACAGGAATGTTTGGCGAAGCATTGCAAGTAACATCTACAAGAAAACTAATAGATAATAAAACACTTGCGGATTTCAAAATACAGGCCATTGTTCTCAAATACCCCACAGAAAATTGTAAAGAAATTCGTAAAATGAAATATTCTGATGAGGTTGAATGGATTGTAACGAATCCGCGCAGAAATGAATTTATAAAAAATTTGACATTAGATTTAAAAGGCAATACACTTGTATTATATAACTTTGTCGAAAAACATGGAGTCCCACTACATAAACTAATATCTGATTCTGTCATTGGTGAACGAAAAGTATTTTTTGTGTCAGGAAATGTGGACGCTGATACTAGAGAACAAATCAGGGCCACAACAGAAATGGAAGATGATGCAATTATTGTTGCATCATATGGAACCTTTTCAACAGGCATAAATATAAGGAACCTACATAATGTAGTTTTTACATCTCCATCTAAGTCACGCATTAGAAATTTGCAGTCTATCGGTAGAGGGTTAAGAAAAGGAAATAATAAAACTTCGGCCGTACTATACGACATTGCCGATGACTTACGACACAAAACCTATATGAATTTTGCGGTTAGACATTTCTATGAACGCATAAATATTTACAACGAAGAAAAATTTTCATTTAAAATACACGAAATTAACTTATATGGATAGGAAAATAAATGCAAGAATGCAAAATTGTTAGACTTACTACAAAAGAGGTTTTGATATGCAAGGTTGTACCTATTGATACAAATAAGGAAAATCAAGAAGAAATTCTGTTGCAAGATCCATACGAAATTAAATCTTTTATGAATCCTCAGTCTGGTGATTTCAATTCAACTTTGGTGGATTGGCTGCAATTCTGTGATAGCAACACGACAGTTATTGATACGTTTAATATAATAACTGTAAATAATCCTAGTATTGAATTGAAAGAACACTATGAATATATTTTAGAAAGACGCGCTGTAATTGAATCGGATGACGCCTTTACTAAAATAAAAAATCCAGTCAAAGAGCCAGACCGCGAAGAATACACTCTGGAAGATTATATGGACATGTTGAATACCAGTAAGACATATCATTAAGATATTCTTTAAGGCTCAACATAGCCATGCTAACATACCTCAAATGATTCGTCAAGACGTTTTCTGAAGAATTTATTTCTGCAAAGGTGTTGACAAATTTTGGTATCTGTGGTATTATGAAAGTAATAAAATATTTAAGGAATTGTTATGGCAAAAAGAGTTAGACACCATTATGTTGACAACAAAAAATTGTTGGTCGCGATGGTTGAGTATAAAGAAAGTGTTGAAAAATCAAAGGGTGAAGATGGAGAAAGGCCGCGGGTTCCCAATTACATTGGAGAATGCATTATGAAGATAGCCCAACATCTATCCTACAAACCTAATTTTATCAACTACACATATAAAGAAGAAATGATATCCGATGGCATAGAAAACTGTCTTTTGTATATAGACAATTTTAATCCAGAAAAGTCGAGCAATCCATTCGCATATTTTACCCAAATTATTTATTATGCGTTTATTCGCAGAATTCAAAAAGAAAAGAAACAAACTTATGTAAAATATAAGGCCATGGAGAATCAAGAATTGATAGATGAGATTATGCAAGGCCCCAATGGTTCACCGGTCAAGAATAATTTTTTAGAATTTATTCAAGGTAATATGGATGATTTTTTAGTAGACTTTGAGGAAAATCAAAGGAAGAAAAAAGAAAAGGCCAAAGAGAAAAGAGATCAAAAAGAGGCAAAGATCGCAAAGGAAAATAAAACCTTATGAAAATTGCTTTGATTACGGACACCCATTTCGGTGCGCGTGGTGACTCTTTGTTGTTCCACGAATATTTTATGAGGTTTTATGATGAAGTCTTTTTTCCTTATCTCGAAGAAAATA